TTTTTAACTTCCACAAATTTACGTTTGTATTCTAATAAAACATTATTAGATCCCTCATATTCATTTAATATTTCCCTTGCTTCAACCTCAGGTATTTTCTTTTCCATCTATTATATATAATATAACTAAATAGAATGGAAGATTAAACTATTTATTAGGATATGAACAATAAACTACCAATTACTCGTTTAGGTAAATTCTTTTCACAGGACGACTTTGATATTAACATTCAGATGGGTCAGGAGTATCTACACGGGGATTTGAATATGAAATTGGTCTTATATCGTGTTGATAGACAAAAGACCGACAATGACGACGTATACGCCGAGGCGGGTATGGATGAGATTAAGTTTTTTCCTCCTGTTGAATTTAACGCGTTGGTTAAAATTGACGAACCTAAAAATTCAACTTATACTAAGGGACTATTAAGATATAATGAGCCAGGTAATATGATATTATCGGTTTACATTACACACCTTAATGAATTGGGGGTAGACATTAGATATGGTGATTATATTGGTTATGCAGATTCAGAAGAAAAATTGAGATATTATACCGTTACAAATGACGGTAGAATTACATCGGACAATAAACATAAAATGTTTGGGTACAAACCACATTATAGAAGTATAGTTTGTGCTCCAACACAAGAAGGAGAATTTAGAGGAGTTTAATATGGGAATACCTAAAAGAAAAAACATGATCAATGTTTACGGAGATAAGGAAACTTATCAAGGTGAAAGCATAGGAAAAAGAAGACAAGAGTTATTAGATAGAATAACCAAGTCAGATTCATTTCTTCCTGATTCTATATTACATGATGATTTAGATAAAGGTATGTTGGATTATATTAAAGAAACTTTTAAAGTAGTTTCCGACGGGGTTCAAATTCCCGTAATAGAAAAAATATTAACAATTCAAAGATGGGGTGAATTTAGTGCTAATTGGGAGTTTTCAGATGGTGACGGTAACGTAAAATTACCTTTTATTGCTATCATTAGAAAACCAGACGTACAATTTGGCACAAATCCTTCAATACAAAGAACGATACCTGATAGACATCAATTCCATTATGCAACTGTTCCAACTTGGGATGGTAATCAAGTAGGTGCTGATATCTACAAAATACCACAACCAATTCCATGTGATATTTCATATGATATTACAATTGTTTGTAATAAGTTTAGAGATTTAAATAAATTTAATAAAATTTTTTTACAACATTTCTCGTCAAGACAAACGTATACAACAGTTAAAGGTCATTACATTCCAATTATTTTAGACACCATTGAAGATAATACACCAATGGAAACAATGGACGGTCGTAGATTTTATATGCAAAACTATAAATGTACTATGTTAGGATTTCTTATTGATAGTGATGAGTTTGAAGTTAAACCAGCTATATCAAGATCATTTATTGTAAATGAATCATTAGGTGGGGCAACATTTAAGAAGACTTATATAAGTAAAACTGTGGATATTGTTATCTCAACAATTATTGCTGGTGAAAATCAAACAACGTTTACCGTTGGCGAAAGTATTAATGTATTATTCAGTGTTGCTATTAATGGTATAGTACAAGAAAAAGACGTTCATTATCGACACATTGGAGGAACATCCAACATTTATTTTGATTTAGTGGGAACTCCATCATTGGGTGATGTTATTACTGTAAATTACTATAAAGGTAAAAACAACAAAATATATGACCAATTCGGTAGAGAATTACAAGTTGGTCGTGAGAGGTTTACATATAATGGAGGTAATCTTTCATTTACTTTAACTCAAAAAATTAACTCAATTATTAGTTTATCAACAAATGGTTTAATCGAATTTAACGAAGAAGGTTATCAACTCACCGATAAAAATGAGGTAACACTTACAAGTACTCCCGTTAATGGATCAAGAATTGATTTCATTTACCTTTATTAATCGTCTCCGTATATATCCTTTTTTTTAGGTTTACAAAGATCTTCTATATGTTTTTCTAAAACTTTATAGATTTTTAAACCATTCTTATCACAATAATTTTTTAACATTTCGTGATGTTTCTCACTTATTTTAACGTTTTTTTGAGTGTTTTCCATAATAAAGATAATAAAAGATAAATAACTATCTTTTTAAGAAAAGTTGGGAAATCTTTGATAAAAACAAAGATATTTATAAGATAAGTAATAAAATTAATTAACCAAACAAAAATCAATGGCAAGTAATAACAGAGTTTTCGTGTCTCCAGGTGTCTATACATCCGAGCTCGATTTAACATTTGTAGCACAGAGTGTAGGTGTTACAACATTAGGTTTAGCTGGAGAGACTTTAAAAGGTCCAGCTTTCGAACCTATTTTAATTTCAAATTTTGACGATTTTAAATTGTATTTTGGTACAACATCGCCTGAAAAATATGGTGACGGTAATCCAAAATATGAATTAGGATATGTTGCAAAATCGTATTTACAAGAATCAAATCAATTATTCGTAACAAGAGTATTGGGTCTTACAGGTTATAAACCATATAAAACATTCGGTATTAAAACTATCGGAGGTGTTATATTTCAAAATGAATTTTTAGGTGAAAGTACTGTTACAGGTGTAACAATTACAACTACCGGATTTACTACAACTGATACCAGTAGTACACTTACTAATGTTCTTAAGCACTTATCGGGTGTTACATCACATCTTGGAACCGATATTGTTAGTTATTTAAAATCAGAATACGGTGGATACACAGGATTAACTACTGGATCAACAAACGAATATTTCATTATTGGTTTACTTCCTACAGGTGAAACAACACCAAGTGGTACTGAATTAAATTCTCCACTAACCGATAAACCATACGCAAAGAATAACAATACAAAAGAATGGTGGAATACAATGCATCATCAATCTAATGGATTGGTAACACCTCCAACTGGAGTTAGTATTAACGGTATTTTCTCTTATTTATTTGAATTTACTAATGGAACTGATACTTGGAATATTACACAATTTGATTGGGACGCAAGATTAGCTGAAGATTATCATAATATTGTGGTGGCCGCAATTAGACCAAGAGGTGTTTATAGTGGTCAGACATTAATTCATGAAGTGACAGGAAATACAAGTTTCACATTGTCTTCAATAACAGGTCAAACTATAGATACAAACCCATTAGGTGAGTTTAATATTAATGTAACCGGTGTTACAGAAGGTTCAAAACAATTTACTTGTACTTTTGATAAAACATCTACAAAGTATATCAGTAAAGTATTGGGAACCGAAGTATTTGATAAAGATAACGGTGATTATCCTGTATATGTACATGAAGTTTATCCTAACTATTTAAAAGCAGCATACGATAGAGGTTTTGTGAGAGGTATACAATTAGATGCATCTTACGAATTGGAAGGTGATAACTTCTTGGGTCAATGGGATACAACAATTTCTCCGATGGTCGTTTCAGAAGTACGAGGTGGTAAAGTTGCTGATTTGTTCCAAGTTATAACAATTTCAGACGGAGAAGCCGCAAACTATCAAGTTAAGATCAATATTCAAAATATCAATTTGGAAACAATGGAATTTGATTTAGTAGTACGTGATTTCAACGATACTGACGATAATCAAGTTGCTCTTGAGAAGTATTCAAGATGTTCAATGAATCCAGATATGCCAGGTTATGTGGCAAGAAAGGTTGGTACATCTGACGGTGAATATCCATTAGTTTCAAAGAGAATTATGTTAACTATGGCATTAGACGCTCCGGTTGACGCAGTACCATCAGGATTTAAAGGTTTTGCTAATAACGAATACTTTGGATCAGATAATGACACATTAGGTAATATTATATATAAAATAAAATACAACGATGCAGGTGATGTTGAAACATACGATGTAACAGGTGCACCAAACATTGAGTCAGGTGATAAGGTAAGAAAAGTAATGTTAGGTCTATCAAGTTCAGTAGGATTTGATTTGGATTTACTTAAATATAAAGGATCAAGTGGTACAACCGAAACAACAGGTTTCCATTTATCTAAAAATGCAGCAACAATTACAGGTGCAACAAATCTTACAACTAACTCATTAGGTCAAACTCTTGATGATGTATTTGGTGTGGGTGGTTATACTAACACTACAGGTTTCGCTTATTACACAACACCATATGATTTAGAAGGTCAAACAGATGAAGAAACTAACAAATTGACAAATATCAATTTCCGTAAGTTTACATTTGCAGTATATGGTGGTAGAGACGGTTGGGATATCTATAGAAGAACAAGAACTAACACAGACGATTACATATTTGGTAAAAACATTTATAAATCTGGTCATACATCAAACGGTGGCGTCTTAAGCTTAACAGTTCCTAACTCTGATTATTATGCTTATTTACAAGGTATTGAAACATATTCTAACCCTGAAGCGGTTGATATTAATGTATTCGCTACACCTGGTATTAACTTCCAAGATCATAGTTCACTTGTAAATCAAGCAATTGAGATGATTGAAGAAGAAAGAGCAGATTCTTTATATGTTATGAACTCACCAAATATTACGGGAGGAAACGCTACTGAACAAATTGTAGCTGCTTTAGATACCGCGTCAATTGATTCTAACTACTCTGCAACATATTGGCCTTGGATTCAAGTAAGAGATACAGATAACGCAACTCAATTATATATTCCACCAACAGGTGAAGTATTGAAAAACATTGCTTTAACCGATAACGTATCGTTTCCTTGGTTCGCAGTTGCGGGTTATTCAAGAGGTTTAGTAAATGCTGTTAAAGCAACTAAAAAACTTACATTGGATGATAGAGATGTATTATATAAAAACAGAATTAACCCAATTGCAACATTCTCTGATACAGGTACCATTATTTGGGGTAATAAAACATTACAAGTTAGAGAATCCGCTTTAGATAGAATCAACGTAAGAAGATTGTTATTAAGAGCAAGAAAGTTAATTTCGGCAGTTTCTGTAAGATTATTATTTGAACAAAACGATGATCAAGTAAGAAATGAATTCTTAAGATTGGTAAACCCTATCTTGGATGCAATTAAGAAAGAAAGAGGTTTGTTTGATTTCCGTGTGACAGTTTCTAACGATCCTGAAGACATCGACGCAAACACTATGAGAGGTAAGATCTACATCAAACCAACTCGTTCTTTGGAATTCATCGACGTAGAGTTCATCATTACTCCAACAGGAGCTTCATTTGAAAATATCTAATCTAAAAGGAGATATAAAAATAAGAAGGGTATCAGAAATGGTACCCTTTTTTAATGCTCCACGTGGAACATATGTATAACAAAAAAATAATTATACTTTACCCAGAATACTAGAACTAGATATTCTAGTATTTATTAATGATATATTATTTATTAAAGTAGAGTATTAAACTGGAACTAGATACTGGAGCCTGTAAAAAACTACGAAAAATAATTGACATAAACAACCTTTTTCAGATAATTAATTCAAAATAAAATTATTTTCCTTTTGGATATATTTATTAGAAAGTAAATAACTAACAAAACTTAACAAACACACAATATGGCCGATTTATTAATGAAAATGCCGACACCTTACGAACCGAAAAGGGTCAACCGATTTATCGTAAGATTCAACTCATCTTTGGGTATAAACGAATGGTATGTATCTGCCGCGTCAAGACCAAGTGCTAAAATCAATTCAGTTGCAATTCCTTTCCTGAACACATCGACATATGTTGCAGGTAGATTTGAGTGGAATGAAATTAAAATGACTTTTAGAGATCCAATTGGACCTTCAGCTTCACAAGCTTTAATGGAATGGTTCCGTTTACATGCTGAATCTGTAACAGGTCGTATGGGTTATGCTGCTGGATATAAAAAAGATATTGAATTGGAGATGTTAGATCCAACAGGAGTGGTAGTTGAAAAATGGTTATTAGAAAACTGTTTCTTAACTGACTTAAACTTTGGTGATTTAGATTACAATAGAGATGACTTGGCTAATATTACATGTTCATTAAGAATGGATAGATGTATATTAATCTACTAATATTATAATTTTTCATATATTAAGACCGATAGTTCAAAAGATTATCGGTTTTTTTGTTTTATAAACTTTACTTTGAACTAGTTATTAGTTAAATTAAGATATTATGGAAGAAGTAAGAATTGACCCAACAATCGCATATGATGTAGTGGAATTACCAAGTAGAGGTATTCATTATTCAAATAAAAGAAAATCGGTTAGAGTTGCATATCTAACTGCCGCTGACGAGAATATTTTGTCATCACCTAGTTTTTTAAACACTAATACCGTTATTCCTGAATTACTTAAAAGAAAAATTTTAGATAGAGACTTTCCAATTGATGAAATTGTTGAAGAGGATAGACAGGCAATTTTAATATTCTTAAGAAATACCGCCTTTGGTCCTGAATATACCTTAACCACTTATGATCCTAAAACAGATAAAGAATTTAATACTATTGTTAATTTAGAAACTCTTAAATTAAAGGACTTCAATTTAACTGAAAACGCTAATGGTGAATATAGTTATTACTTAGAAAAAAGTAAGGTAGATGTTACATTTAAGTTTTTAACTAAAAAACAAGAAGACGAAATAGAAAAAATTAAAGATAATTGGAATGGTAACGGAATTGCACCTGTAATTACAAAACAATTGGAAATGATGATCAAATCATTTAATGGAGTTACAGATGCATTAAAGATTAGAAGTTTCATAGAAATGATGCCAATTAAAGATTCTCAAGATTTTAGAAGATTCATTAATGAAAATAAACCAGGGTTAGATTTAACCCAAGAAGTAACAACCCCATCAGGAGATACGATCCAAGTTAATATTGGGTTTGGGGTAGAATTTTTTCGCCCTTTCTACGGAGTATAAAAAAGGACAATTAGACGAGATTTTATTTTTAGTTAAAAAGGGGTTCTCATATGGAGATATCTTAACTATGCCCATCTACCTTAGAAAATATTATGTTGGTTATATAATAGAGTTAGAAAATACTAAATAATTGTATTTATAGGTATGGCAACAAGTATATTAGATGTTCAAAAGTCGGCGGCTACAGATAATGATTCCGATTATAGAAAAAAATACAAAGATCATTTTGGTAATGATACAAATGCGGGAATTGATAAAGCTCAATTAGCTAGCGATTATAAAAGAAGAACCGCTAACAATAGTACAAACACAAATCGTACCTCAACTGACGGTAAAATTTATAATCCCTTTGATGTTATAAAGACAGGAAGTGCAAATTCGAAAATATCTTCGATGTCTGATCAGTATAAAAGTAGTATAGATGCTTCCGATTTAAAAAATCCAGCATCGTTGACGGTAAAATTAAATAATGAAATTTTAAAACAATTAGAAAGAGAATCCGATTTACATACTCAGATTAGTGAGGGTATGGGTCTCACTGGTGAGTTGTCCGCCGCGTTTAGAGAAACCTTAATTGAAACAATGCCGGCCGCGGCAAAGTTAGATTATGATATTAGTCATATTACCGATATGATGACAACTTTAACAGAAAAAACAGGTAAGTTTAGTATTATATCAACAACTACGTTAGAAAAAAGTTTTGAAACTGCTCGTGCGTTTGGAATGACCTTACCACAATTATCGGATGCTTTTGCTGAATTTGAAAAAGTTGGTTTAGGTGCTGCAGATGCATTGAAAAATATTAACGATGCTGGTATTAAATCGGCTGGACTTGGTCTAAATTCTAAAAAAACAACTCAAGATTTAAAAGATAATCTTGGTAAATTAAATGAATATGGTTTTAAAAATGGAGTTGAAGGATTAAATAGAATGGTTCAAAAATCTGCTGAGTTTAGAATGAACATGGCAGAAACATTTAAAGTTGCAGATAAGGTTATGAATCCAGAGTCAGCAATTGAATTAACCGCAAATATGCAAATGTTAGGTGGCGCTGTAGGTGATCTTAATGATCCACTTAAGTTAATGTATATGGCAACAAATAATGTGGAAGGTTTACAAGACGCCATTATGGGTGCGGCAGGTACGTTAGCAACATATAATACAGAACAACAAAAATTTGAGATTACAGGTGCAAATTTAAGAAGAGGTAAAGAAATGGCTACTCAGTTAGGTATTTCATATTCTGAATTTGCAAAAGGTGCCATCGCCGCTCAGGAAAGATTAATGGCTACCGATACTTTATTAGCTAGAGGTTTTAATTTAAAAGATAAAGATAGAGAGTTTATTACAAATCTATCACAAATGAAAGACGGTGAAATGCAAATTGTTATTCCACCATCATTATCAGAAACATTAGGAAAGGCCGTAGGATCAAGTGAAATCAAATTGAGTGATTTAACACAAACTCAAATAGATTTATTACAAATGTATCAAAAAGACTTAGAAGGAAAAACCGAGGCGGAAATGGCTAAAGAAATGTTTACCGAAACCAAACAAATTACACTTAACACCGCAGCTGCTGCTCAGTCTTTAGCTAGATTTTTCAAACGTGAGGCTCTTGGTAGAGAGGGTAGACTTAGTGAAGCAAAAACACCTGGTTTATCACCTCTAGTAGAATCAATTGGTGATACTATGAAAAACTTATCAAGTCTTACTAAAACTCCAGAAATATTAGCCGAAGCTGTTGGTGTACCATTAAAATCTTTGGGAAAAATTACCGGAGAAATAAATAAAGAATTTGAAGTAATAAAAAACGAGTTTATAAATCTAAAAAATAAACTATTGGAAATGTCTAAAACACAAACTACTCAAGAACAATCAAAAACAGCAGAAGAAAACAAGAGAAAGCAAGAACAATCAAACAATAGAAATAACGACGGTGCCTTTATGGGTAATCTTAATATTAAATTAACTAAAACAGGATTTGGTAACGATATGACAATAGACCAAACGGAAAAAGGTTATTTAACACCAATGCGTAATACGGCTTAACAATATAACTTAAAAACCATATTTTATCTATTTATAGTTAAAGAATAAGATGCCATTAGATTTTAATACAACTAAAGACTTTAGAGATAGACTATTGAATAGGACTTTAGATCCCGTTTATGGTAGAAGTCCGTCTCCAAAAACCTTTACAAACTTAAACTATAGCATTCAAAATTTAGGAGATAGTCCTAATTTACTATTACCAAATGTGGACGAAAATAGATCAAATGATTTATTAGTTCCACAAAAATCCAATATATTTAAACCTAATGAATATTTTGTAAAAGAATCATTTCAAGATATACCAAGAAGAGCAAATTTAAATTTATATCCATATTTTGTCTCAACTGAAAATAATTTGATTGGTATTATGACTACCAGAAATTATGATACCGAATCTGAATTATTTAAGTTTGCTGCAAACAATATTAGAACAAATTCACAAGGTCCCGTATTATCAAGAATTAATCAAAATCTTAACACTACAATTAACGCAAGAAATAGAATAGGTGAGGCGTTAGGTGGTAATACAACCACATTAATTAATATTATAAGAGGTAAAGAACCATTAATTGCCGGTAACCCAAAAATCACAGTTTCAAGTAGTTTATTAGGTAAAGGAATTGACTTTTTAGGAACGGTTGCTGGAACACAATTACCGTTTAGTATAATACCTGGTGATTATCTCACAAATCCCCGTAATCCAATTAATGTTAGACCAACGGATGTTTCCACAGGAACTAAGGTTTGGCAGGATTTAACAGGGGTTTTAGGGTCAATAGTGGGTATTCAAAGAAGGCCTTTACCTTCAAGAAAACCATCCGATATTTTAATAGAAAATATGGGTAGTTCTACGAAAAATAGATTATTTGATTTATTATCGTATTCAAAATATGCTCCAAATTATACAACTTCTGCAAGATCACAAATGTCAACTCAACTTGGTAGAATTCCAAGTCAAATTGCTCAGGGAGTTAGAAGTTTATTGGGTACTGAAGCCCCAAATCAAGGTGCGTACATAGGTGACGATAGAGAAAATGATGTAAAACAAGCAACAAAAGATTTATTTAGTGGTAGACCTGTAAGAAGTAGTTATTACCTTTCTTTAATGTTTGACCCTATTGCGACTGAATTATTTCACAATACTAAAAGTATTATTGAAGACGGACCAATAGGTGGTAATTTAACATGGATTAGTAGAAATAAAACAAACACGTCCGATCTATCTATTTTACAAAAAACAAAATCTACAGATTTTAAGTTTAGAACGGACTCAATATTAGAAACCACACAACAAATATTAGATACAAAACCACAAAATGGTGGAGATGCGTTGGCACATATAGGACATATTTTAGATCAAACAAGTAAATATTTTAAGGACGGAGACACATTAATTTCACGAGGTTCTGCGGTTAGATATATCGATAATTCAGGTCAAAATACTGGTGTTGAATATGCAAGAGTTTGGACTAAAAATAGACCTTATTTAACATATGGTAATACAATGCCGTTGTATAAAGAAACAACAAAAAAACCATACTATAATGGTGGTGCTACACCATTTAGAAGAACAGGTATCAGGAAGTTTGATAGTAGTGTAATGACAAATACATGGAACCTTAATATGGCTCCTATGTCAGATGGCACAACAAATAAACAATTTCCAGGATCAAGTAATATTTTACCAAACTCAAATGGTAGTGGATTTTATGCTAAAAAGTATATGTTATCAATTGAGAATTTAGCATGGGCGTCATCCACATTACCAGGATTTACAGTAGATAGTTTACCTTTTTCAGAAAGAGGACCAAATGGAGGTCGTGTTATGTGGTTTCCACCATATGATTTAAAAGTAAGTGAACAAAATAGTGCAAAATGGGAACCTAATTTATTTTTAGGTAGACCAGAACCAATTTACACATATCAAAATGCGGAAAGAAGTGGTACTATATCATTTAAGGTAGTTGTGGATCATCCGAGTGTTTTGAACTTATTGATTAGAGAACATTTTAAATCAGTAAATGAAACAGATACAGATGCGTACATTAATTCATTTTTTGCCGGTGCTAAAGATATCGATTTTTATAGTTTAATAAGACAGTATAATAATTTAAATAGTGATGAAATTTCAACGGTTCAAAATTATTTAAATAATAGTAATGATCCAAATGTTATAAATCAACAAAAAGGTGCCGTAAGTGTACCGGTTAATGATAATCCAGACGGAACTTCTACAGCTGATGCAAACAAAAATAGTGTGTCTAAAAAATTAAATTTAATTTTTCCACATGATAGACCATTTAAAGGTAATGATGAGTCAAAATCTTCAAATAGTTACGAATATGCATTTACGATAAATGAATCTGGAGTTAGAGAAGATTTAAAAAACTCCTTAGATAATATAATCACAATTGACGACCCTGCGGGTGCAAACAAAAAAGATAGAAAATTAGTTTTTGGTACGGATGTTATAGAGGCATCAGAATCTGGAAGTACAGTTAATACAAAATTAACTCAATTAGATACCATATTTACAACAAATAAAAGTAATCTCAGTAATTTTTTAAATACATTAGATACGTTAAAAAATGATTTAGAAAACAAAAGAATAAAAGGTAATGTTATCATTATAATAGATTCTAATACCACAAAGGTCGGAGACGTAGATTCAAATGTTAAGTTATCTGTAAGAAGGTCACATTCAATTTATCTAAGTATTTTTGATAAAATAAAAAAGTTGAGTCCAAAAGATAAATGGGTTTTTGAAAAAGCAGTAGCACAAACCTTTTCGCCGGGTAATGAGACTATTACCTATACCGTAAGTTATTCATTTACGGAATTGGGATATGTTGGAGATGGTAGTTTAGAAATAAGAACATATAATAACGGATACAACATCAACAAATCAAATTGCCCAAAAGAAAACTACTCTGCGGGTATTTTAAATAATTATATACCGGCAACCTATGGATGTAGGTCATCTGACGTTCAAATTAGTTATGGTAAAATTAAAAAGGAAGACAAACCACTTAACACTTCAAATATTACACAATTGACTCCAACAGGTAGGGTTGAAAGAAACATACCTAAACCACCTACGGAATCGATGAAAAGAATTATAATGAAAACCTTATCGGAAGAATTTTATTTCAAAAAGTTAGAAGAAACATCTCCGATGATTTATAGTTCATTAAAAGAAAAATTAAGATATTTTCATCCTGGTTTTCACTCAATGACTCCAGAAGGTTTGAACTCACGATTGACGTTTTTACAACAATGTTTAAGACCGGGAGACACAATACCGGTGAAAGGTACTTCAGACAATTCAGACATTAACGCAAGAAATACAACTTTTGGTCCACCACCAATTTGTGTGTTAAGAGTTGGAGATTTTTATAATTCAAAGGTTATCATTAGAGATTTAAATATAACATTTGATGATTCCACATGGGATTTAAATCCAGAAGGTATTGGTATACAACCTATGATTGCTAACGTAACCTTACAGGTCAATTTCTTAGGTGGACAAGGTTTAGAAAAACCAGTTGAGAGACTACAAAACGCATTATCGTCTAATTTCTTTGCGAATACTGAAATGTATGACGAAAGATCAATATCAACAAATACAACAATAGGTGGTGTAGATATAAATGTTTTTTCAAAAGAATTTTTACAAGGTTTAAACGATAATAACCCCAAACCGGAGATTGTTAAAGATACAAGTATAAGTCCGATAACTGAAGGTCAATATATTGGTACTTTAGAACCTATGCAACCATCAATGAATTATACGAGTGTAGTTGACGAACTTTTTAAAAGTACAAATACATATTTTACATCATACGAGAGTTTCTATAATAATGTGTTAACGTCTAATGGTTCAATATTAACAAATTTAATTATTAATAAAGATTATAGAAAAATAAATGATTATAATGTATTCACGGGGGTTTCAGGAAATACAGGAACTACAATTAGTTTATTTGGATTATATAAAGATAAAACATTACCAACCTATATTAACGACCTATCCACAAAATTAAATACATATTTAAAAGATTCAAATCCTTTATATTTGATCGATACGTTTGACTTAAATAATATTGTGCCACAAAAATACCAAACAGACATTAATGTAATATTAACCAATAATATAACTGGTATACTATCAACAAAACTAAATGAAATTAATGAATTAAAAAGTATTAAAGAGTTTGAAACAAAAAGAAACGAATTAATTCAATCATTAGATAAATTAAACTATATTACTCAAAATGGTTATGATGTTAAAATTGAAAAAAACAAATCTACCAAATTGACTTTAGGAACTGGAACTTTTAATCCAATTGAATTTTACTCAAATTATAGTGCAAATATTGATTATATTAATAGTAATACAACAAAAATGTACGAAAAGTTAGATCCAAGTTTAAATTTTGAAAATATTGTGATTACTCATGATGTTGTAAAAAATATATTAAATGCAATATTAAAGAATAGTGTTGACGATATTGTTAAAGGAGTTGAAGTACCACTATCATCAGACGATTATTCACTTTCAGATAAAATAAAAGATGGTATTACTAAATGGTTCACTAAAATAAAAGAGGAAAATTTAAAGTTTGGAAAATCACCGATTCGTAAAAATAGTAAACCAATCGTTTATACGATGCCACCATTAGATGTTAGTGAAGAAAGTACCGATACAACCGATGTTATAAAATGGTTATTTGGTGAAAAACATAATGTTACAGATAAATTAAATTATTATAGAATATGAGTAGGGAGTATTTTGATAGGTATCAGTTTTTTATAAATGACGGTAGTTTTAGAATTGTACCAGGTATTGAAATACCTATTAAGGGAACCGACAAATATATACAGTTTAAGAAAGGTAAAGATAGGTTAGATAAAATGTCTCAAGAGTATTATGGAACGGCCACATTTGGATGGTTAATATTAACAGCAAACCCAACTTTAGGTAGTATTGAGTTTGAAATACCAGATAATTCTTTCGTAAGAATACCATATCCTTTGATTAGCACTTTACAAGATTATAAAAGAGGTGTAGAATTATATAATCTATATTATGGAGAAGAATAAAGTAACAAACTCGGAAGATATACACATTAAAGTTGATCAAAATAATCTTATTTATATTGATCCAAATTCTGTAATTGACACGGATGGTAATATTTCACCAAGAAATGTTAGTGCTGAAAAATTAGTAATGTACGTTAATCTTGAAGCGGATATGGTTCCTAGAACAATATTAGCATCAAGTAATGACACAAACACATTAACCAGTGTTGCAAGTGGGACGTTAAATTTTTTAAAAAACGGAGACGGTCAGGATTATGATACCACATGGACCGATTCGTATTTTAACACAACAGAAAAAAAAGATTCAAACGGAGTACCAACAGGAGAGTTTTTTCAATCAGATAAAACAGGTCAATCTTTCGGTATTAATGATATTAATATATCAATAAAGGGGTTTAATGCAATACCAACAATCAGTATTAACTTTATTGACGTTAGAGGTAAAACTTTATTTGAATCACCAGAAAATTCACCATACAAAGCATTTTTTCATATTCCGTGGCCAATATTTTATTTAACGGTAAAAGGGTTTTACGGTAAAGCAATAAAATATAGATTACATTTAGTTAAGTTTACAAGTAAGTTTAATGAGTCAAATGGTAATTTTGAAGTTAACACATCATTTGTTGGATCAACTTACGCATATTTATCCGATATCCCACTACAAGGAATATTAAATGCTCCATACTTGTTTCCACATGAATCAATTAAAGTAAAAAATACCGACACTAAAACAGGAAAGGAAACACAAACTCTCAAAAAGTCATCAAGAGGTTATGAGATGTTAAATACGGTTTATAACGAATATAAATTAAAAGGATTACTTCCTAATGATTTTCCCGTAAAAACATTGAGAGAAGTTTTAACAATTTCCAAAACATTAGACACTTTACTTGAAAAACAAATTTTCGGTCAGGTAGTTGATATGAGATTATTTGCGGCGGTTAAGGAGCTTGGGGAAAACATTGATAGGTTTGAAAAACAAGTTGTTGCGTGGAAAAAACAATATTTAGAAAATACACCAATAACAGTTTTAAATGTACCAAGTACAACAGACTCATCATCGGTTTTACAAACTTATTATGTTTTGGCAAACCAAACCTCACCAGAAAAATTAATAAAAGGTAATGAAAACGGAAGTTTACAATATATAATTACTAATTTTATGGATACGGTAAAAAAAAGTATTTTACTTACCGAAGGTTTACAAAAAACCCAACCCCCACTTTTAAATAAAACTGACTCATCATTTACTAGAGGCCAATTAAACATTAATGAAGTTGATAAAAATATTAATGTACATTACATTGAACCTAAAGATACGCCAGATAAAAATAGATATGCGGTAAAAATTGATAAATTAATAAATGATATTAGAGAAATAAGAAAAAATTTTGAAGAAGAAAGGGAAAAATTAGAGAAGGAAGTACAAGAAAAAATGAATGAAATCATTAGTAATAAAAATAATGGTTTTGGGTTTAAACCAACAATACGAAATATATTTGCGGTTATTTTATCTAATGCCGAAGTTTTAATACGTTTAATGAAAGACGTTCACAAACGAGCTTTTGACCAAGGAGAAAATAGGAAATTAATTGTGGGAAATTTTTCTGATGAATCAGATGGAGAATCAATTTATCCGTGGCCTGAATTAAAGGCAACCGTAAATAAAAAAGAAAATACAATTATATACCCTGGTGACCCGTCGTATCAAAATAAGTTTGGTTCAGATGATCCGATAAGGTGGCCCGAAGTGGCATTTATTGAAACATATATTGGAGTTTCAACCAACAAAAGTGATCCTTTAACTGAAAAAGAAACGGGAATTGAAAATGAAAGTCTTAAAACTCAGAATAATATTGACGAGAAAAAAATAAAAAAGATTAGTTCCGCAAACGCAATTGTTAATACAATACCATATGTAAATAAATTATCCGATAATTTTCTTTATGAAATACAAGAAAGAGCGGCAACGTTTACTTTAATAGATACATTTTCAACAAAGACATTACAAGAATTAGCAAATATTGAATTTGGTAACATCAGTAATTCGTTGGAGGGAGAAAGATCATTAAGAAAATTATTAAAAGATAAAATTGGTGGACTTATCCCCATTTTAAACTTTAAGAATCAGTTATTGAAATTATCACCATTTGAAAAATATTCTTATTATCAAGATAGTTTACCAACAACAAATTATTTAGTTTTCTTAAACGAACAATCTTTTAATATCGAACAATATAAACCATCAAATAGTTATAGTAATAATCGTTTATATTCTGGATTAACAAAAGAATTATTGGATCTAAATCCAGAAGAATATAGAACAAACATATATCCATTTTCATCAGATACTTATTTATCATATTTAAAAATTGATAAATTTGACAAATCATTATTAAAATTTAATAATTATTTAGAGGTAGACACTTCACAAGGTTTTATTTCGGGACAAATAGACCCAAAGTTTTGGATAAAATCACAGTATGAAACAAATATATTTTCAAGAAAGTTTAATGTTAATAAAACCTCTACTAACATATTAAACACACCATATTTTCACAAACAATTATATAGTGACTTTAATACTACTACTTCATATGGTAAATACGTAGGGTCCGCTTATCTATTATTGAACTCATTACCATTTACCGAGTTAGATGAAAAAATTGAAGATTTTACAAATGATGACCAAAAATTTTATAATGTTTTGACTTCTTCAATATTCAGAGAAGTAGGGTCAAGTCAATACGTTCCATATCATTTAATATTGAAATGGGGATCAATATATCATAGATATAAAAAGTATTTAATCGATAACAAAGATATTTTAGAAGGATTTTTAACAGGTTATACACCAACAAAAATAGATGGAGCAGAGTTTTTTGATTTTGATAGTAATAAGGCATATATTATAGAACAACCATTATATGTACAATACAATGAAAAAATGGATCTTGGAATACATCCTTATTATGATGATATTTTTTACAATGTGGTTAATAACATAAGTTATTTTAATTTTTCAACAGGAAATACAACAGGATTCACAGAGTCAATAAATCGGGATATTTTAAAATTAAAAAATAGTCCCATTTCTTCAACAGGTGAAACTCTTTACTATTGGACACAGTTCGTAAACAACGAATCCTTATTAGGAACTAAAACATTTACATTATTACCTTCAGCCGGAGGAAACAATAACATAGGTAAAAAATTATCAAAACCAAATGAATTAATCAATTCAAGTAATTCATTTGATGTTGAAGAACAAAATCATTTTAGAATTGTATGGGATAGTGATCCTTTGAATAGTGATTTTTTTGATAGTGGATATACCTTCTCAACCCCATTAGAATATGAGACATCTATAGATAGGGAGTATGGTATAAACAATAATTACAAAAAGGTGATGGACTTAATTTCTACTTTTGAGCCGTCAATTTTAGACGAGTTTGAAAAATATTTTTTAATGTTTGCATCTGAAAATGTAAATCTTAATACCTCAAACAAACCGTTTGAAGATGTGGTTTATAGTAATTTTCAAGAATTATTAAAAGAAATAGTAACTATCGATAAAGATATAAATGATGTAGAAAACATCGATAATCAGATAAACAATTTACAAAATAAACAAAAAACTAAATTAGAGGTATTATCATCTAATATTTTATCTCCCAATAATTTAATAAAAATTACTTTGGGTAATCCAAAAAAGTTAGATCCTCACGTTTTAGTTGGATTTGTCGGTAAAGACTCAAATAATACTTTTACATATAACAAGTATAATGTAACCAGTTTTAATAACAATAAAAAATATTTGGATCTTTATTTAGGTCCTGAACCAACTGTTGATAACCAAGCGGAACTTCCAAGTACGATGGTCTCATCAAACTATAAAAATTTCTTTATCGATAATAACGTAGAAGTCACTGAAGAAAATATTTTAAACTTTAGATCATTAGTTTACATATATGCGGGTTATAAAAAATTAAATATAACAACTCCTAATTTTAAAGACTACATTAATAATAATATATTAATTCCATCTACCAATAGATATAATACGTTTATGAACGAATTACTTCCACAATTTTCAAAATTTAAAATTGAAGAAGAACAGTCAAAAATTGATTTTTTTGATGGGTATAATAATAGAGCATTAAAAGTTGAACTTTATAATTTTTTTAAATCCATGAACGACAAATGGATTGCAGGTAATTCTATTGGTCAAAGATCACTATTGGAAGAATTTTTATTTATAGATAAAGCTAATAAAGATATTGGAGATGAGTATTATTTTGATCTAACAAGGTTAACTATGTTAGAAGATGAAAAAAACCTTAAGATGAGTTTATTTAGTGCAATCTCAACATTACTTAGTGGTACTGGTTTTGATTTAAGGGCTTTACCGGCATATGTTAATTTTTATGGAACTAACTTTTCAAATACACCTAAAATTATCCCTTCTAAAAAAATTGCACAAAATCTATTCGGAACTTTTTTAGATGTTGACACTCAAGAATCTTCACCTAAAATATTAATTCAATTTGTTGGTAAAAACTCTACTCGACCTGATATGTCGGATAAGAAAAATGGTAAGTATAAATTTACTGACGATAGTTTTAATGTGGGTAACGTTAATAATAATCCGGTAATGATCACATTACCTAAAGTGTTTCAAGCTGGAGATTTAGCTAAAACAAATAAAGTGGTTGCCTTTGAAGTTAGTTTTGGTGATCAGAATCAAAGTATATTTAAAGGAGTTCAATTAGATCAAGCGTCCATAAAAAATACAAGTGAATCTTTTGTTGTATTAGAAAATTTAGCACGTTCTGAATCTGGATCTTCAGCATATAATGTCGATATTGGTTTGTTTGATTATTATAGACAAGCTGCGTATACGTGTGATGTTACTTGTATGGGAAATGTGATGATTCAACCAACTATGTATTTCTATCTTAAGAATATACCAATGTTTAAAGGAACATATTGGATAACAGAAGTATCCCATAGTATAAAAAACGGTTCGATAACCACCACCTTTAAAGGATCAAGAATGCCATATAGTGCGCTCCCTGATTTATCTGATTCATTTATGTCAAGTTATAGAACTCTATTTGATAAGATTCAAAAGAGAGCCGTAGAAAGAATTAACGGTAGTGACAAAGTTACTGAAACATCAAGAACCGTTACAAATCCAGACGGAGCAATTTATACATATGATCCAGGTTCAACACCTTTACCAACCGGATGGAAACATATTGAAGAAGCTGGTATAACAAAAGCAGGGATACCGTATAATGGTTTCTCGGGATCGAGATATATTAGTCAAGTTAAGGATAATAATGGTAAAACATGGTTAAGATCACAAGTGGTTGAGATGGGTTCAGAAAAGTACCAACTCAATGAGGATAGTAGAATGAAGATTGTTATAGACTCAAAAGCAAAAGAAACAACACCATTAATATTTAAAAATGTGAAAACATTCACGGATAAATATAAATTCTACGCAACTAAATTCATATTTGATAAAGTTAAGGTAGGTGAAAAAGTTATAATGGTTAAGATTGACGATATGATTAATATGGAAACTTCATTTTATAACCCAAGTAATGGAAAGGAAGTTTTAGGTCTTGCAACTGTTTTTGATTTAGAAAGAGCACCATCAAATACCACACCTGTAAAATTCTCAGGTGCTATTGATATTATGAAGGATACAGAACCATTTGGTATTGC